GACGCTGATTCAAGCCACCTTTTTGAAAGGGGCTTGGTACCCTGTGGGAAATGACCTGGTTTGGGGCCCTTTGCCCAGCCGGGTGTTGAAAGCGGGGAAGTCGCTCACAGACCCGCGGGTGATTTACCGTAGGTCTTTGACCGAGAGTGGTTGTGCGTTTTTGGCTGATTTGGCCGATTCTTACGGTCGGTTTTTGCCTGTTCCTGCGCTCCGAGCCTTCGTGAGAACTTTCGGTAGAAAGGTTGGGAAACCTGTGTGGGTTCCGAAGGAACCGTGGAAAGTCATGGCCTCAGGGCGATATAACTCCGGGATGGTGCCTTGTGAGAGCATGGCGCGCCGTTATGACGTGCCCGAGGAGTGGTTTGGGGAGGTGGAAGAGATGATTAGCCGTGCATCGGTTTTCACCTTCTTAGAGCATCCGCTGTTTAGGCGGATGGCTGAGGTCGACTACATGTAATCGGCTTGTGAAAGGCCCGCTATTGAGTGGAGGTGAGCGGGAGGGTGACAGCCAGCGAAATGTAGGCCCGTTTTATGAGAGGAGGTGAACGGGAGGGCGACAGCCAGCGAAATGTAAGGGAGGTGGTACAATGCAGACGCAGCAGGAAGCGTTGACATCACAGGAGTTGGTAGGACGTGCGGAAGCCGCCTTGGACACTTTGGTGCAGAGACGGCTGATCACGGAAGCCGGTAAGTGTTGGCTAGAGGTAGCCACTGACCCCTTCCATGATAACCGTGTCCGGTGCACTGGGTTTCCAGATGGCACTTTGCGGCAGGGAGTGGTGCAGCGGATTAGGAAGTCGGTCACCATTCAACATCCCTCTGGGGTTACGGGCAACTGGGATGCCTATGTTGAATTGTGGCCGAATTCCAAGACCCAAGCAGGTGTTGTCATGACTTTGCCTTATGATAGTGGACAGCAGGTTATGTCCACTGCGTATACTTGTCCTGACATCACGAACTCCTCGTCCAACTATTCTATTGGAGGCCTTATAGTGCGGGCGGTGGCAACAGGAGTCGATCCTTTTGACCCCAGTGCCACTGTCAACAACTTGGACCTCCATGATTATATAAGTGATGCCACTGTGTTCAGTGGCTCAGTCAACGCTAGCCGTGTCATAGGCATGGGTTTTGAAGTGGAGAAT